TGTGTCAAGTTTTTTCGTAAAAGCAAAGAAATTTTCTGTGTAATCAAAACCCCACTTTACAGCCACATCTTGGTTAGAACCACCAATGACCACAAAGCCAATCTGCTTCATAATCTTCTCCTTGGTGGGAGCATCAAAGTCAAAGTAGTTGGTATAATAAGTGAACCGATAGTTAGTACCATTATCTGTATGACCAAAGTATTTACCAATATACCCAGGTTTGCCAATATACAAGTCTTTAGTATTAGTAACCAAGAAGGACCGAGGCTCTATGTTTGTCCATGTAGTCACTCTAGCTGACGCATCCTGTAACGGTGCTCTCATGTCAAAACAGTAGACAAACTTAGTGGTAGGCAAAGCAAGCAGATAGAAGGCATCTCGCTCATAGTAAACAGACTTAATATTAGCCGCTGTCTCAGAAGCCACATTACTCATTAGGTCATCACGAACATTTTTAGAGATATCCCGCATAGGCAAAGACTTTTCTTGAATGACTCGCTGAAGACTACGAACACCAGCATCAGACAGGAATATAATATCTGTACCAGTATTCTGTACAGAATCTCTAGCTACACAACCCACATTAGGAATGTAGTCTTGAAGTGTCAGAAGAGTGACATCAATCGGGTTGGAGTAGATAGCAATGTTGTTGCGACCAAAGACAATTAAGAATCCGTTGTGCGCTGCAAGAGCAACTATCTTGTCAGTATTAGGAAACACAGCGTTTAAGGATATAGACCCTGAGTCACCACCTTGGAAGTCAGAACCGTCCAGCAAGCGGCTAAAATAGATTGTCTGTGGGTCGCCAGCAATGTCTGCTAGCCAGATACGTCCATAGGCTGCAAGGGCGCAGTTAGGGCTAAAATCAGCCACAGAGTAACCTAGCGGGATAGTACCTATATCACCTAATCTCTGAAAGCCATAAGAGCCAGCATGTGAGTGTGGATTAATAATTGTCGTTACAGTGCTGGTCAAAGAGTTACCAGCACTATATCCTGCACCGCCAGTCGTGATAGTCACAGTAGCCACACCAGTACCAGATAAGGTAGCTACAGTAACCGTAGCAGCAGTTGTTCCACCAGACAGTGTCAGTATATCTCCTACATTATATCCACTACCAGCCGCTGTAACAGACAGGGCAGTGATAACTCCACTAGATACAGTGGTGACTGAAAATGTAGCGCCAGTGCCTGGAGTAGGCATACGATGATATGTCAGCGTTGGATGTCCAGACTGTGCTAGGTAGGCGTGAGGCTCTGCATCGGTTCCATCGCCGTATGGCAAAGCAGCAGCTTGCCAATTGTTATCAGTAATGGTGTAGGTTATATTAGCACTATTAGCCTGATTACGGACAGTAGCCGTAGTCATTGTGGTAGTGCCAGTAAATAACTTGTTATTACCTGCGCTTAGGAACTGACTAGAACCATTATCTGTCAATTCAAACATGAACTGCACAGGATTGGCAGCACCAAGGTCAGTATTGACAGCACTGTTTACTGGTGTCCATCCTCTACGAGCACCGATACGACCATAGCGGTCAATGACGCAGTTGTTAGCCTCAAGCGCAAAGCCTGAAGACAACGATACTGCTGACTCTTGGATGTTTAGTCCAAAGAATCCTGGTGCAGCAATTGAGGCAGTTTGTGTAGGTTGAGCCATTAAACTGGATCCCAGAGGAATTCGTCAGGATACTTATTACCTTCAATGGAGATGTGGTCTGCCAGACTGGTCTGATATAACTGGTATGCTTCTGAGCTACGCAGTCCACCGTCTTCACCACGCTCTGCCAGTGCTTTGGCGTAGGCTAAAAAGATGACAGGTTCAGCAGGAACTTTAATCTGGTCAGCGTTAGCAGATAATTCAGCCTGTGGTTTAATCAGGTTAAAGTTAATTGTGTAGGCCCCGTCAGGTATAGGATACAAGTCTACCTGTGTGTCGCCATTAGAGTCCACACCATTAAAGTTAAAGTAACGTGGGGCAGACTTCTCAGGCGTATCAACTAGGAACCACTCATCCATCTCCATAGTAGAGGCATTGTTCAGGAACCAATTGCTGGTGTCATTAATTACATCAAAGACACGGAACCGAATGCCTGAGCCAGTCAGTACATAGTTAAATAAGTCTGTTGATGTAGCAACAGTAATAGTCTCTGACAGAGCGTTCCAGTTATATGCGTCTTCTACCTGCCGCTTGGCATCATTAACAAACTTACCAATCAGCTTGGAGTAGGATGTATCAGTAACAGATGTAACCTCATTCTCACGCAGACGAATAAGGACATCATTGACAAGTTGGAGATAAGTCTTGTTAGCCATTTAGCAATCCCATTTTCTTAATGCTAGTGCCTTCCTAGTTGGTCTGCCCTTCTCGTCCTTCATAGGCCCAGGCATACCGCCCATACGAGCACAGAAAGACTTCCTACGAGCAGCAGCCTTTGGAGACTTCTTAGCCTGCTTCGATGACACTGGAGGCTTTAGATTAGCGCCTTCCTTAGCCTTGAAGTATGCTCGTCCTTTGGCGTTTAAGCCGCCCTCTGGGTTCTGATATACCTTCTTAACCATTTATTTCTTCGCAGTCTTCTTAGCTTCTTTAAATGCCTTAGCAGTGGGAGCGCCTTTGGTTCCAGGCTTACGCATCTTCTCGCCACTACCTTCCTTGATACGCTTACGCTTGGCGTGGATGTTGGCGTAGAGTCCTGGTTTCATCGTCCACGACCTGCACGTTTACGAGTCATGCCAGCCTGAGACATAGCAATTGCTACGGCCTGCTTGCGTGACTTAACAACTGGACCGCCTTTACCGCTATGCAGAGTACCTTCTTTGTACTCACGCATAACTTTACCAACCTTCTCAGCTTTACCTTTTTTAGTCTTTGGCTTCATCATTTTAGTATCCCTTCATTTTCTTAGCAGGATTCTTCTTGACTTTTTTGTTCGTCTGCATGGCGTACTTTTTAGCTTCTTTCTTGCCCTTCTGAGTATAGGGAAACTTCTTCTCTCCGACCATTGGCATAATTATCTCCTTAGTTTTGGAATTGGACTGCTTGCTCTGGTACATACTCTACTGTAGCAATATATGTCACAGTGTTAGTTCCTGTATTCTGTACACGAATCTCATCGCCTGCTTGTAGTACTACTTCTGTGTTTCCGTCTAAAAGAATGTAGTCGCCTGCTCCTAAGTTCTTACCGCCAACTACAAAGTATTCAGTGTTGGTAGAAGCATCATACCAGTAGACCTTCGGAGTCTCTGTACCAGATAGACTGATAATGTACATCATCTTCCAGTAGCCAGTATTCTTAGTAGGTACTGTAAGGATAGTAACCTTAGTGGCATTAGTCCTTGTGGCAACTGCTGATACTTTTCTACTCATTTCTTACCGAGCCATTTCTGAACAGTGTCAGTTTCGTAGATGCGAAAGGAAGTCCACACAATAGTAAACAGAGCCGCAATAGCAGGCAGTATCTCTGCTAACGTGCCAATAACTGTCACCACGGACAGGGCATCAGTTACTTGCTTAACTCCTTCGGTTGCTTGCGTTGCCATACTATCTCCATTTAGGTCCTTCAATCCAGGCTACCAACGAGTGTCTAGTGCCTTTGGTTACTGGGTTTACCTTGTGTACTATGAAAGACGGGAAGATTAGTGCTGTTCCTTGTGTCTTTAACTGCTCTTGGTTAGGTGCTCCTAAGTGCAATGGTTGCATCTCAAAATCACCTCCTTCATACTTTGCTGGATCTGTTAGCTGGCAGATAAAGGAAAGTTTCCTATGCACTGGCCTGCCATCATCCCAGTTTACATCGTTATGCCAATTATAATATCCTTGGTCTTCTGCGTTATACTCAGTAAACTGTAACTCGTTTAAGTGCCACAGTTCTGCACCAAAGGCATTATGATTAGCGATATGGAACAGGTTTGTTATCTCTGGATACAACCAGCCTAGTTCCTTATTATCTCTAGTAATCCATCGAACCTTACTTCTACGCACATTGGTGTTTACGTTAGAGCCTTGAAAACCTATGATTGCGTCTTGCGGTTCAATCTTACTTGCTTCTTCTACTATCTTTTGGCAGAGGTCTTTGTTATACCTTTGTTGCCACATTTGCCACATTGCGTTCAATTATTCTCCTTGGGCCAGTTCTGGTTCATGACCACAGCAATCAGCGCAGGCACATCAGCGCACCCAGTAATTGCAGTTTCAAGTCTGGAACACTCAGCCACGATAGCTGCTCGTTTAGCAACAACATCAGCAGGAATATCTACTCCACGCTCTGCCTTGCGAATGACCATCCAGTCTGTAGCAGCCAGCATCTTGCCAGCCGTGTCCTTAACCTGTGCAATCCATTGCGACTTCAGTCCTTTGGTGACTAGACGCTTGTCGGTGTTGACCATTGTCTCGGTAGCAGGGTCGTAAGTCTGAACCCACATCGGGTTACCGTCTTGGTCTACCTCTTCACGGTCATTCAGGATTTTGGGATTGTCTGGCCCCCAGTAGAACCGCTGGTCGTACTCAGGTGCAGCAGGTTCAAACGGGTCTGGGTCATTGGTCTGCACGATGCCTACCTTTGCCCTTACTGCTGCATCTAATAGGTTGTTGTAGCGTACTCCGTCTGTGCGGAAGAACTCTACTCTGATGTTTACGGGTTGTCCGTTATATAAATAAGCCATGTGTTACCTCGCAAGAGAATACTTAAATGGGTTTTCGGCAAATGCGGCGTAGATGTAAGTTTGTGATGCATTTACATAGCCTGTGTTGTTTCTTAGTTTGAATCCGTTACTTAAAAAATCTATATCGTTAACCGTTCCAATTGTGCTTTCACTATAAGCCTGATTGGCGTATAAAGAAGTGTCAACTAAGTTATATGTGCTTCTTGCACTATCAACCATTACCCATTCCGTGCCTGAGGAAGTTGACTTAATCATTATGAAACGAGGTCTAAATCCAAGATAAACAAAAGACCCATCGGTGCTGGAATTATTTCCGCTATAAGAACCAAAAGCGGAATACCCTTCTATGGGCGCAAAAGAGTAGGCAACCATTGTTCCAGCACCATACCATGTAGCACCAAGAGTAAATACAGTTGATGTCGGTGCGGTGCTATTCCAATAACTGTTA